ACTTCAAACTCCGACTCATTAGAAAGAGCAGAACCAGAAAGTCCAAAATATACATGGTATCCAGATTTTTTGATTGCAAAAGATTTGTTCTTCTTCCAATCATTAATGATTTCAGAATACTCTTTATTCTCCTGATAATAACCAGAGGAATAGTCTGAAGTTTCATAATAACGACGAATGAAACTATTTGCATCCCTACTTTCGAGAACACGAATGCCAATAAAGTTTACATCAGTAAAACGATCACGAAGATTGCGAAGAAGAACATCAGTGAAACTGGAAAAATCTCCTTCTAATTTATAGGTAGAACCGATTTTACGATCACGAAGAATAGTATTAGCGCCAATAGAATTCAAACCGATATAAACCTCTTCAGTATCATAATTAAAACGACCTTTGAATTCTTTATGAAACTTCAAAGGTGCAGCTTCACCATCAGTAAGAACAACACATTGAACTTTTTGCAGTTTGTTTTCCCGTTGAAACTGAGGGAGAATTTGATGAAGTGCAACCAAAGTCTCATTCAAAGGAGTTCCAGAAAGAGAAAGACGATACGGATGAGTATACTCAGGTGCATCATTATAAGAATACTTGAACTCTTTAGCCAACCTAAAGATGTTAATCATCTGTTCCTCAAGAACACGATTATTCACCTTACTGGTAAACAAGTTCATCAATGAGAATGTTTCATCCACATAAACCAAACCATGTTTCTTTTGGTAATGGGGTTCAATAGATTTTGGACGATGATTCTCATCATAGTCATAACGACGCCACTCATTCGTGAAAGCATAAACTTCAAAAGGAATCGTAACTTTCTTACAGAACCACATCAAGTTATAAAGTTGTTTGAGAGTATCCATCATTACTTGAGACATAGAACCAGACCAGTCCAGAACGAACACCAGACCGTGATTCTTACCATTAGCAAGAGTGGTGACTTTCTTAAATAGATCTTCATTGTACTTGTAAGTATGAAGTTTGGAACAGTCCAGAACACCAGTGCGAGAAGTAGTCGCACGAGCATAAGAGTCTGCAGCTTTTTTACACTCAAATTCTTTTACAAGATAATTGACTTCCTTCTGAGCAGAACGCTTGAACTCACGATACTCTTTGTCCACTTTACCAAAGAGATGTTCTTTGGCATTTTCATAGTTTAAAGATTCAAACTTCAGAATAGTTTGATTCCACCAATCATTAATCTCTTGATGAACCTCAGAGTTTGAACCAATGACACTACTAAGATTGAGTTTCGGAAGTTCCAAATAAATGTTTTCCGACCCACTCATGTTCACAAGATCACGAAGAGCTTCCTCCAAGTTATCTGCAGTTTTAACTTCAGGTTCAGAAGTTTCTCCACCAAGATTTGAACTCTTATCAGTAGGAGTATCCATTTTGTCTTCCGATTGACCATCAGAAGACGCCTGGCCACCCTCTCCAGAAGTTTCCAAGTCATCTTCCTGAGAAGGAGTTTGATCTTCTTGAGGCGCACTTTGCGACCCACTACCAGGAACAGATTCAAGACTATCAAAAGAATCAATCTTCGTTTGTTCCTGATCCTTCCGCTTACAATAATCGTAAAGTTTTACCGCAGCTGCAATCGCATCATCAAATGTTTCTGCATCTGCAACCATATTCAGGATCTCAGTTTCTTCACCTCGTTCAATCGGGATCTGCGTGAATCCACCAATCTTAAACCACAGATTTACACGATCCGCAAGGTTGTAAGTAGAAATATCATCATCTTTGATCTGGAAGAAGTCATCCTCATGCAGTTCTTTATATCCTGCAAAGAAAGATTTGTTCAACCCCGCATACCGACGCTTCATCATCTTCTCAATACGAGCGTCTTCAGTCACATTCACAAATTGTTGAGGAATCGTAAACTTCTTACTCCAGTCCTCATTGGGAGTATAAAGAGCATGACCCACTTCATGACCAACAAGCATGTCATACACTGCGTTAGAAGCCTTCTCCCACATCGGAAGAGTCAGAACGCGAGTGTCTACATTGAAACATGCAGTAGGAACTTGTTTGTGTTCTACCACAAGGTCTTCCGTTGCGAGGAGACGGGCGAGTTGACCTTTGACTTCGTGATTAACAGGCATGAACTTTGTTTCGTATGCAGCCATAATACGACGAAACCGCCCCATTGGAGCGGTTCATGTGACGCTTTTTAAACTGGGCCAGTCGCGCTTTTGCCTGGCGCAGTGCTTGCGGTTTAAGTTTTCGTTTCTGGGGTTTCCCAGAGTTGTGTTGCCAGTTTGGTGTGGTCATGACACTAGTTTACTGAACCCCTTTACTTTATCAAATTTCATCACCCTGTCAAATTTATCCATGAGATCGTCGGTCTTGTGTGAGATTACGAACACATGAGCGTCTTGGATGACATACCGAATAATATTTGTGAAGAAATCTGTTCCTGCACCATCCAGAGAACTATCAAAAATCTCATCTAAGATGAGAAGATTTGTACTGGCCGAGTTTCTAAGTTTGGCAATGTCCCGCCAGGTAAACAAGAGAGAAAGGTCAATACGCATCTTCTCACCTTCACTAAACGATTCATAACTAAAATCTTCATGAACTGGTGACTTGATAACCTCCTTGAACTCTTCATCCAATGTGAAATTGATGTAGAAGTCCATCATCTGTAGGTACTTGTTTATCTGCTGATTCATTAAGGGCAGATACTTTTTGATGATTTTGGACTTTACTCCACCATCTTTCATCAATGAATGAGCGAACTCGTAATAATTGACTTGTTCCTTTTCCTTGGATCTTTCTTTTTCTAATGTGTCGAGATCCGTTATTAAGTTTTCAAGGGCTTTGCGTTCAGAATTTCGGTTTTGAACTTGTTCGGTAATTTCTTGAATTTCGTTTCGTAGATTTCTGATTTGTTTGTTAAGCCCAGTAATTTTAACATTGTTGTGTGAAATGTCATTGTTGAGTTTGTTAATCTCCGTAGAATAAGATAGAAATTGTTGATCTTTTTCTAGTTCTACATTGATTGCATCCTCCAACTCTCGGTATCCGTCATTGAGTTCTTTGGATTTCTCCTCAATATCTACAATCTTATCTAGGCGAAATTTTTCCTCAATACTTTGGGTGCAGGTAGGACAAACCGAATTTTCCTGGAAAAACTTATGTTCAGATACCAGTGTTTGTATCTTTTGTTCCAGTTTAGCCTTAATTTGATTGAGTTTTTTCAGAGTTGAGTTAGTACTAGTAAGTTCCTCCAACTTTGGTTGAAGATCTCTTTCAATCGTTACTAAAGTAGATTCATTATCAGTAGTTAATTCATCGATTTCATTCTCAATCGTTTGAATATTATCTTCCTTTCTCTTAATCCGATCCTTTCCACTCTTGTCAAGATCTTTGATGAAGTTTTCTTGCATCTCAATCTTATCCTCAATCATTTCTTTTTTGATTGAAAATTCACGAATCAGTTCATTTGTTCTACGCATTCTCTCTTTGAGAATATTATTCATTGTAGAAAAAATCTTAATATCTAGAAGATCTTCGACAATCTCTCTACGATGTGAAGAAGTCAACTGCATAAATGGAACGAAAGTTGCAGATCCAAGAATGACCGTCTGCGTAAAAGACTTATAATTAAGTTTTAGGATACCTTCTTCCAACTTCTTTTGTTGGTCCTGGGCTGCAGAATCTTGATCTTGAACTTTTCCGTCAATCCAGATCTCAAAGATGTTGGGTTTAATTCCTCTTACAACTTTATATTCCTTATTTCCAATCGCAAACTCAATTTCCACAAGACAATCCTTCTCATTCACAGAGTTAATGAGTTGGGGTTTATTGATCTTTCGGAATGGTTTATTATACAAAACAAAAGTAAGAGCATCCAAAATGGTACTCTTACCAGAACCATTGGTTCCGACAATTAGATTTGTTTGAGCGTCTTGAAAATTTACTTCAGTAAATTGATTTCCAGTAGAAAGAAAATTACGCCACTTAATCGTTTTGAACAAAATCATATTTTCTGGGAGGAATCACAAAGTCATCAGGGGTAATGATAGCGTACCTATAATTATACTGGTGGCAGGTCTTTATTGCAAGTTCTGGATCAACTTCAACAACTTCCATCTCAGGATAATCATCCGCTTCTAAAAGACCAGCAAATCTTTCTGCATCGTCTTCATCTTGAAAAAAGTACAGAGTCTTATCGCCATCGTTATCCGCTACAGCATATGCGCCGTCTTCATCTCCGTATGGCGTAATCATGTACATACTTATTCTATTTCGCAGGCTTCTTGGTAGACCTCTCTCAAAAGGGTTTTGACCTTCTCTTTATCTAAGTCAAAATCAGAGTCCTCAACATATTTATTTAAAATAGTGATAGTATCCTCTATTTTTTCTTGATCAAAATCCACATCATCATCATTAACTTCAAAATTTTCAACAATTTTAATGTCTACAACTCCAGTCTTATAGATCTTATCTACAAACTTTTCAAAAAGAAGTTGATCTGATTTTTTACGAACAATGATCTTTACAATCTTATCTTTACAAGAAGTTGTATTGAATAGTTTTGGATTTTGGTCCTCATAATAAATCCGTTCAAACATATTATAAGGATTCTGAACGAACTCTAATTCAAAAGTTTCAGTGTCAAAAAAGTTAAATCCTCTCTTATCATCCACATCATTCCAATAAAGTTGATAAGGATTTCCAAGATAAAAGATTTTACCATTATTAGAACGAGTGTGATAGTGTCCGGAACATACGATTCTAAAGTTATCAAAAACATTCACTTCCATTCCATGTTGTTGAACATTTCCTGGATACACACTAAATCCATTTAGTTCAAGATGCCCGAATGCAGCTTTGGCTTTGGTTTTAGAAAGTTTCTCTAAGGTCTCATCACGATTCTCAGGAGAAATCCACGGAATCATGAATGTTTTCAATCCAGCAACTTCATATTCACCAGGACTAGAAATAGGAACAATGTTGTCATACTCTCTTAACAGGGACTCAATAGAGTTGACTTCATTGGTATTTTTATAATATGCATCATGGTTTCCAACAATTTGATATACTTTGACACCAAGATCACGGAAACGATCGTACACATTTTCCTTTGCCCAATTCAGAGCCCAGAAATCTACACTTTTACGATTATCAAATGCATCGCCTAAGTGAATACAATGTTTGATATTCCTTCTTTCTAGTTCAGGAAAGAAAACATCCTCATAAAACTTTTTAAAATAATCATGAAAGGTTTTACTACCTTTTCTGGCACCATAATGAGTGTCAGTCACACAAGCAATTAATGTCATTGATACATTTTTGTTTGAATAGAATCTTTAATACTATTATAGTCGGAAGCGTTTCCATAGTCATCATCTACGGTAAATACTTCATCATATCCAGATCTTTCAATAATCTTGGAACGAATTTCCATCTGTTTCTTTTCTTTTTGGATTCTTCTCAAGAATGCGTAGTGAATAATTTGAGTGAAGTAAGCAAATGGATTGGAAGATTTTTCTGGATTAAAGTTGTGAATATATTGCACACAATTCTCAATACCGTCACAAATCATGTCCTCTCGGAACATGTAGTTAACAAAGTTTGGTTTGTAAGATAAGTGCGTAGCAATCTTGAGGAAACACTCTCCAAGATAGTTGGTAATACGAGGTTTTGGATCTCCGTTTTCCGCAGCCACCTTAACCTTTCTTTTGTATTCACATATCGCTTCAAGAAATTCTTTGTTATTTACATAGTGTTCAGATCTTTTTCTTTTAGGTGCTTGCATTTCATAAGTCCCCGTGTATATTAATTGTTCTTATTATAACAGAATGTTCGGCTATTGACAATGGCCTGCAAAAGTTGGTACAATTACTCTGTGGAGTTTCAAAGATCAGCTATCTTTAATATCTTGGCTTTTATAAAGTTTTTCAAATCTTTTTCTTGCTTCGGACACTGACGAGAGATATCCCATTTCTGGAGTGAGAGGATTTTTTGAATTTTTAGTTTCTTGTTGTCTTAAAAACTTGTGATACATTTCAATAGTTTCTTCATCACGAACTTCACTGATTGTAAGAACTTTATCCATATCCAGTAAAAATGTATCATCATCAGCAAATTTAAGCCAAGGATCTATCTTATATCCTTGCATTCCAATTTGTTTCATGACAACAACTTCTATAATAACAGGATTGTTAAGTATTAACATTGTTCTACCCTCCTCTTCAGAAGGACAAACAATGGAGAATATTTCTTCTCCAGATACTAATTTAATGACTGCATAGAAATCTTCTTCCATCATTCTTTTAAATTAACTTGAACAAATTCGTAGTTAAAATTCTCTTCATTATAAATTTTGACTCTCTCTATCAGGTGATTTAATGTATAGTTTTTTCTTGAATTTTTAGTGCAATCATCGGCAATATCATAAAGAACTGCTTGAGTTTTATTATCACCTTTTCTTAAAACTCTTCCGATAGATTGAAGATTGCGGATCCTAGATTTTGAAGGTGAAGCAAAAATAACATTATGAAGATTTTTGATATTAATACCAGTAGAGAATGTTCCATAAGATGCAACAATAATTGCATTCTGTTCTCTTTCTGTGATCTCTCTTACCTTTTCTCTTTCTTCTGCGTCTATTCCACCATGAACATAAAAAACTTTACGACCATCTTTAACAGAATTATTTATTGATTCGTAAAGAGGTTGGCCATGAGATTCGACTCTGGAAAAAAGAATAAGAGTATTGCCTTTAAGATCTAGTGCAAGATTTTTAATAAAGTTATTTCGTTTAGGGTGTCCAATAATGAATTGGACTTCATCTTCAAAGTTTTCAAATTGTTGTGGATTATGCTTGAGAATAATGATCTTGATTTGAAGTTTAGAAAGATGTCCTTTATCAATTAACTCTTTGGTTTGAGTTACTTTGTAAGATGGCCCAAATAGGCCCTCTAATACCCATTTATGCGTTTGAGTACCATCAAGAGTACCCGTAAAACCGAACCTATATTTTGTATTATCCAGTTTAGTCATGATTCCGACTAAAGACTTGGATTTAAATTGATGAGCCTCATCTCCAATGACTACATCAAAAGCATCATAAAAATTTCTAGGAAGTTTATAGATAGACTGCCAAGTAGTGATGACTACGGGAGATTCATTCGTCTTCTCACGACCACTGTAGATGCGGTGGCAGTAGTCCTCTGCGTTCCATCCGTAATCCTGGAAGTCTTTGAACATCTGTTCAACCAGGGAGGTTGTAGGGACCACTAGGAGGATCTTTTGATCTCTTTCTGCAAAGTATCTGACAATAGAGTAAATCATCAACGACTTACCTGATGCAGTTGGTGAAATCAAAAGTTTACGATTATATCTGAGTGCATCATAAACAGCATCAACCTGATAATCTCTTGGTTTATGTTTAGAGATGCGAGTCATGTAGTCTTTAACTCCTTCATAAGAAATCATTTCATTCTCTTCTAAAGGAGTTCCATAGAACTTATTATTTTTAAACTCTACTTTATAGTCCCACTTTTTTGCCCAAGAAACTACCTTGTCGAGAAGACCAACATAGATTTCTCCAGTATGAGTTGAAAAAAGACGAATCTTTCCATCCCAATACTTACTTCTGTACTGAGGCATGAATTTAGCCCCAGGTACATCAAAAGTAAAATGTTCCGATAGTTCTTGATAGATATGAGGTTCTGCTTCTATCTTCAGGAATACTTCGTTCTTTTTCGCAATTACAATATCAGTCATATCCTCTAATAAATTT